AAATATAGTTTCTTTAATTCATCAACATTTAACATTTTTAAGCCTTCCATAATCATAAACCAATTAACATGTTTAAACATAAGATATGGTTCTTGAAAAAAATGAATAGATGGCAATTTTTTACACATTAAATCAAGCGTTTCTTTATTAAAATCTGTTATTTCAAACGGTTTATCTTTCCAAAATGCAGTATCATTTCTTTCATTGAGATAATGCAATTGAATATAATCAATAATATTAGAAAACATTTTCAACATTTGTTTATTATGAATATTTTCTAATAATGTATTTCCTTTTTCATAAAGCTGAAAGGATGTTGATAATGCAAAACACTGTTGAATTGTTGATCCAATACTAGAAGCTTCTAATGGTTCAACAAACACTGCAGCTAAACCAACAGCTGCACAATTTTTAATCATAGGTCTATCAACATGACCTGCACCAAATTTTATATCTCGGCCAATTTCAATAGGTCTACCAAATATTTGTTCAACTTCAGCATGTGCCTGTTCTTTCGAAATATAATCATCACAAAATACATAACCATTACCAAATCGTTCTTGTGTTGGAATTCTCCATGTCCAACCTGCAGACCTAGCATGTGAAGTAGTGAATGAATCGATGTCTTCTTGGTATTCTGTTGGAAAAGCAATAGCGTGATTCATTGGAAGATATTTTTTACAATCAATCCATTTTGCGCCCAATTTACTCATGATTATTCGATGAAAACCACTAGCATCTATGAAAAAATCACCTTCATATTCTTTACCATTTTTATCAGTTAAACTTTTTACATAACCATGTTCATCTAAATTAACTTGTGTTACAATAGCATCAGTAAATTTAATACCACGTTGTTCAGCGACTTTGTGTAAAAATTTATTAAGCTTAAATGTATCAAAATGAAATTGATTAGCTCCTTGTCCATCATTACTTGCAAACATGCTGTTAGGAATTCTTGGAGAAGTCATCTCAATAGATGTTTTCTCCTTAATCGTAGAATCTAGCCAATATGAAAATACTCCATTAACAAATACTGAATCATATGGTCCAATCACTGAATGGAAAAATACATCATTATCTCCGTTTCCATTCCAATTTACAAACTTGATTCCAGTTTTTAATGTAGCTGCACACTCTCTAATAAGATCTGATAGTGGTATATTACATTGCCTAATAAACATATCCCAATGTTCAGTACTTCCTTCACCAACTCCAATAATTCCGAGCTCTGAAGATTCTAAAACTTCTATCTGATAAACAGGGTTAGTTCTATTGTGTATGATAGCTGCAAGTAAACCTGCAGTACCACCACCTACTATAATCATTTTTTTATTGTTCATCCAAAAAAATCCTCTAAGGTTGCAACTGGTTCTGCTTTCCAACCAATAGCATCTAATATTAATTTTGCTGGTTCAAGGAAAGCCTTTTCAAATTGTGTATCATTATCGATAAATTTATGTAATTTAAATTCGGCTGGAAGGACATCTACAAATCCAATCACGTCTTCTTTCATTGGATTATTAGGATACAGATAGATGTACTTAATCTTGTCACCGCCGCGAATTGGTGTGTATGTCTTTAAACCATTTTTATCTAGCATGTGATTGTATAAGATGGCAGCACGTGAATTTATCGGTGTGCCTTTCTTATAGATCGTGTCGCGCGATTGATACTCTTTAACCGACGTAACTCCACGGGGGAATGCTTTATCTTCTGGTGGTAACGCATCAAATTTAGCTCGATAATCTGCAATAAATTTCTGAGTCTCAACTTCCGTACCATGTATGAGCACTTGGAACAATTCTTCAAAAGCCTCGCGACACGTGCCCGGTGTAGACGACTTGATCGCTTCAATCCCCATGATCTTGAGTTTAGGCGTTGCATATCGAACTCCTTCATTATCTAATACGTTCAATATATATCGTTTCTTTGCAGTCCAGATTGCACGATCTGCAATAGCTTCACGTTTCATAGTTAAACGCTTCTTAAAGCAATTCATATTATTTGTGATTTCAACGAATGCTTTATCGAGGACTGTCTCTAATGCGTCACTACACAATTTATCAAGGAAGTTTGTAATCTTTTCCTTGTCAGTTAGCTTCACATTCTTAACGATCTCTCCAAGATTTACATACACCGAATCAGTGTCAATAGCAATAACATAGTCTTTATACTTATCATTTTTCAATGCTTGATTAAGATAATCATTAACTGCTTTTTCAGCCCAACGAATGATCGCTTGACCAGACAGTGTAATGCCTTCAGCAATTTCCATTGTAAAGTAACGGAAGTACTTATTACCTAGAGCACCATAAAGTGAATTAAGAAGAAGCTTAATCGCAGTCTGTTCATTTTCGTAACGAACAATATCACGTTCAATACGATATACTTCTTGCTTATTACTATGATCAGCAGCTTCAAGTTCTTTCTTAGATGCGATCATCATCTTCTTAATCTTTACACGTTCATCATATAGTTCTTCAATGATTTTAGGCATAAAACCTTGTTTCTCATTGGAGAACATCTGACCTGAACCACAGATGCCATACTCAGATTTTTCTGGCACATATCCTTCAAGGATAGAATCAGGTGTTACACGATGATCATGACGGCCTTTAATGATAGTCTCAGGTGACATGTTCCATTGAACAATGATATTTGGATATAGAGAGTTTACGTCAAATGATGCAACCCAATCATGTACACCACACTGAGGTTCTTTAACATAACCACCATCATACGGTTCTTTAAATGATTCTTTATTAGGTGGTACTACAATCTTCTGTGGAGTTAGATTACGATAGATGAGTGTATCCCAAATAGAAGTCGTACCGAATGTATCGTTATAGTTGACACCAGCTTTATAAGCCATAGTCAAACATAGAACAATCAATCCAACTTTTTCTTCCATACGGACAACAAGATCAACGTCTCGAATATTATAATCGATAAATTTCTGATGATCAGTCATATACAATGTATGCAAAGTACCATCGTAATCTAGTTTGTGTTCACCTAGAACGACATTAGCAATTGTATCTAATCGATAGTTTTCTTGTGGACCATATGTATGGCCGAATTTCTTAAATAGATCCATCCAATCAAGTTGTGCAATACCAATAATATCATACATTTGAACTTGTTTCTTTTGCATAGTAACAAGCTTTTCTTCGACTCTACCCCATGGAGATAGTTTACGAATAGTATCTGGATCTATTAGACGAGCACAACGATTGACAATATATGGAATATCAAAGTTACGAATATTCCAACCTGTAATCACATCAGGAATATGTGTAGCAGAACCCCAATGATTGATGAAACGAACTAGCAATTCATTTTCATCTTTACATTGAACATACACAACTCTATTGTCACGCATGATGGATTTACTTACATCATAAGGTCCTAGACCCCACACATAATAAGTATTATCGATATTATTTTTGATTGCAATTGAGATGATTGGATATTTTGCTTCTTCAGGTTCTGGAAAACCTTCATTAGAAGCTACCTCAATATCGATGGTGGTAATATTAATGACCGTAGGATCAAACTTAATTACACCTGGGAATTTCTCAGTTACAAACTGAGCAATATAGTTTGTGTTACCATAAATTTCAAAGTTAGATACGTCTTTATAACGTTCAATAAATTCTTTGGCATCACGCATAGTCTCACATTTGTATGGTTCGACATGCTTTCCATCGACAGCTATCCATCCAGTAGGTTTTTCTACTGGAACGAAAAGTGTTGGAGAAAATGGGATTTTTGTTTGTATACGACGACCATCTTTGTAACCCCTATAGAGAAGTTGATTGCCGTAACGAGATATGTTTGTATAGAATTCCATTACTATATTATACCACAACGAGTTATAAAAGTAAACCCTTATCGTGGCATAACATTAGCGATTTCAATTCCGCTCCCAAACATTTTGCTATAATTATTGCGCATCTCTACAGTTGGATCTGCAACAATAACTACCTTATCTTTGTTGATTTCAACTTTACCATCAACATATGGCATAAATGGAACCAAGCCAATTCCAAATGTAGTACCATTATTCTGTGGTACCATGTGAACCGTTGCGGGTTCTTTGACAACATAATATGTGTCTTTAATTTCTACTTCACCAATAATTTCTTGGGCTGTCACCAATTGCAATACCTTAATCATTATATCCGCCTTTTTCTATAATATATTCAACAAACATATTAACTTCTTTGGTGTCTTTTAAGAAGTGCATAGCTGTAGCACCATTATATTCATTGAACATAATCACCATAATCATATCATTATACTGACTGGCTTTTATTAGCCATTCACCCACAATGACACAATCCATTCCGTTAATTTTTTTATTACTCATAAGTTTATTTATCAAAACTTATGATCGCACCACCCTAGCTAATTTTAATTTAACCAATAGTTGTAACCACAACCAGCCAATGTCTATTTCAAACCACTTTTTACGGAGATTGGGATTCGCTGGATCCAAGTGGTGGTTGTTATGCAATTCTTCACCACCAATAATAATACCCCAAGGTACAATATTAGTAGAAGAGTCGCCGCTATCTCCGTTTTTGTAACCATAATAATGTCCTATTCCATTAATAACACCTGCTGCCCAAAATGGTATCCAAAACATTTGAATTGCCCATATAGTTAATCCTATCCAACCAAATAACAATATGTCGATGATTGCCATTAAGACTAAACCAAGCCATGTATATTTGCTATATAGGTTTGTTTCAATCCAATCGTCTTGAATATCTGGTGCATATTGCTTTACCAATCCTCGGTGTGTTAATGCACCAATGTATAGAAGAGCACCGCCAAATAAAACCGTCAACAATGGAACATGTTTTGGAGAATGTGGATCATCTGGTTGATCGGTAAAGCGATGATGCTTGCGATGAACAGCAACCCATTCTTTAGTAACCATTCCGGTTGTTAACCATAACCAGAATCGCATGAAGTGTTCTGTCTTTGGAGAAAACTCTATACCTCTGTGAGTCTTTCCTCTATGCAGATATAATGTTACACAAATAATTGTAATATGTGTAACTATAAGAGTATAAAGTATTTCTAACATATGTTTACCTAAACTAAACGGGGATCCGAAGATCCCCTAATGTTATGACTTTTCTGGTGGTTTAGGATTAGGTGGTACTTTACCATTTACCCAATCCCAATCATCGTCAGTCATTGGAATCCAATTAAGCGGGTTCATCTTCCGATCCCCCTTTTAATTGCATCGGCACGAGCCTTTCTTGCTTCAACGATTGCTTCACCAATTGTCATAACAAATCTTTTTACAGATTTAAGAAATGACATATTATTCTCCTTCAGTCAATAACTGTTTCTTTGACTTTTTAGAAGAAGAATCTTTCACTTCGATTTTCTTGATAGTAGAAACTTCTACTAATTTATCAAGAGCGATCTTTAACATACCATTTACAATCTCTGCAGATTCAACTTCAATCTTATCTGCTAATGCAAATGTACGTGTGAAAGCACGATTAGCAATTCCTTTGAATAAGAATTCTCCACCTTCTGAATCATCTGTTGTTTTACCAGCAACAGTAAGCTTATTACCGTCGATAGTAATTTCAATATCAGACTGAGAAAAACCCGCAACGGCCATCTCAATAGAATATTTATTATCAGATTCTTTCTTAATATTGAAAGGTGGATACGCTGGAATATTTTTAGTTAGTTCAGTAGATAGCTTTGCTAAACGATCGAAGTGATCGTCGAAACCCACAAAGAACTTATCAAAGTCTTTTGAAGACACATTTAAAACCTCAAATGGTTTTTGAAAAAAGTCTTTAACTAATGCGTTCATGTATTTCTCCTTACTTAGTTGCGAAAGCTTTTTTAACATCGAAAGATGCAGCGGCTGTACCTACTGTAGTATAAAAATCTACAGCAGCTTTAGCAGCGTTCTTTGCGAATGCGTTTTGTGCTTCTACGTAAGTGTGGAGAGGTTTTGCGACTGCGTCGTTAGTAACAAATGTTTTAACGAATTGAGTCTTTGCGCCAGAAATGGCATCGATAGATGTGTTGATATAAGACAACATAGTTAGCTCCTATTAAGCGAGTTAAGTTAATAAAATCCTTACCCATATGGCATAAGGAACGATGTTTCTTTTACTGGTACATCGCTACAAACCAGTTCCCATCCCGAAGGGATTTAGAATTCTTTACGAGTATTTCCGATATTATATTTCGGACATAATTCCCATTCACCGCGTTCCTTAAACGACAATACTTTGATCTGTCTTAAAGGAGCACGATCTTTAGACTGCTCAGTATTATTTATACTTAACAATCCCCAATCTGAAAGCAATACTGCGATAGTATTACGTCTCTGAATATCATTCTCTGTAATGGTTGAAGGCTTTCCATCCAATACAAATAGTTCTTTAAAGTGAACGATGAAATATCTGCCTTGTTTATGCAGAATATGGCAAGATTGATATAACTTTCTATCTTTTCTAGATGCTACACCAACACGTGTTAATGTTTCTCTTACCTTTAAAAAATCGTCCGGCTCGTTTAGTGTTACTTCCAGCATTGAAGCAGGAGTCCACTCGATGCTCTTTTCGTTATTTTCCACCTTTGAAAATCCTTTGTCTCAATTGTCCCATTTGGTCATCATTGAGTAAAGGAAGCACTTTACGTGCCTTTTCATTGCTATATCCATAATACTCCTTGACGACTTCCAAATCATCAGAAGAAACAGGTTTAATCCATTTGGCAAACCTTTTTTTCTTCCTAATTGTATTTATAAGAAAGTCGTTTTGAAGCTTATTATCCAGGAAGTGTCTCCTGTTCATCTCATTGGCTAATAAAATAGTATCATAGTGATATGACAAAGATCTATTGACCATATAAGCATTATAAGCCTTTTCACTTATGTCATCTGTAATAAGATTTTGTTTTGTATCACATATGGCATTCACATAATCAAATGGATTAGGCATTGTAATCTTTCATAATGTATTCGAATCGAGGAACAGTAACAAAGCTCTCTTGTTTTATGATGTTATTATATTCGTCTCGATAAGTTTTACGTACTTGAAGTTCAACTTTCCAAATCTTTTTTGTATCAGGATCTTTGAACTCTGCTACTTGAAAATCATATTGTATCATATCACCAATGCCTCAAAACCCCAGCAACAATAAAACAATTAGTAGCAATATAAGTGAAAACGATAATTGTTCTGATGATAGCGATCTTATCCGCCTCACTATTAGATGTACCAGATTTTTCACCAAGTGCCTTTGCCCACAAGCGCCACATGTTCTGTCCTTCCTTCACACCATTCTAATGCAGCTTGTCGCGCATCTTCTAAGTGAACGAACATACCAACTGCAGGTAATCGTTCATAGTTATCATCGATATAATCTACATACCAATGATTATTTTCAAAATATATTTTTGCTGTTGTCATTTAAACTCCGCATTTGCCATAACTTCAGTCATGCATGCAACTACGTTAAGTTCATGATCTGCAACAAATGCATTTTTATATTGATAGTCTGCTAATATAATGATGATTTGTGGAATTGATTGTGATTGTAAATTTTCACTCAATGCGTCATAAACTTTTCTAAAGATAGCATGTGGTTCAGTGTCGATGTTATTTACTACCCATTCACGCATACCTTTAAAGTTTTTGGATTTAAGAGCACCCATCAAATCATTAATGGATTTATCGCTTAATGATACAAGGATGCCTTCGTCGATAGAGCCAGTGATACTGTATCGTTGTGCTTCGTTTAGAACACGTCTCCAATCTGGAGCATGCTTCATGATCAACTCTGCAAGTACAGGTTCTGCGAATGAAATATTTTCTTCAGTCAGAATAAACTTCAAACGATTCATAAACTGACCGCATAGACCAGCAAGCTGTTGCTTGTTAAACTTAAAGTCAATCACACCACAGCGAGAGTGGAGTGGTTCGATGATACGATTTTTAAAGTTACAAGTAAGAATGAATCGACAGTTATTAGCAAACTCTTCAATGAAACCACGAAGAGCTGGTTGAGTAGACTGAGGATTTAGATAATCAGCTTCATCAAGGATTACACACTTATAACCACCTTGAAGGGAAACTGTAGATGCAAACTGACGAATCTTTGTTCGAAGAGTGTCGATGTTACCTTCTTCAGATCCGTTGATAATGATATAGTCAATATCAAGTTGCTCGCATAAAGCTCTAGCAACTGTAGTCTTACCAAGACCAGCTGTACCAGTGAACATTAAATTAGGCAACTCGCCGCTATCAACGATCTGTTGGAATGTTTCTTTTAATTGCTTGGGAAGAATACACTCTTCGATCTTCTTTGGCCTATACTTCTCTACCCATAAAAATTGGTCTTGCATTCAAAAACTCCATAATTAAGATTCAATGGCAACTCTATGCCACTTTTCACCGATCTTCATCCACAACCTATCATCATGACCAACTGAAAGAGTAACTTTGTTTAGTTCATCTAGCTGTGGAGATTCTGCAAAATAAATTGGTTGACCTTCAAGAGTAATTCCAGCCGGTTTTACTTTCTTAGGTTTATTCTGAGCAGTCAACATTAAATTAGTATTACTCGATGGTGCTAGATGAGAGATATCTTCAGATTCTTTTTTCTTCTCAATGACTTCAACGGTAAGTTTAGTAGCACCGATTCCTGCTACTAAACCACCGATTAACCCTGCGCCGTTAAGAAACCTTCGTCGTAAGGGATTCATATAAGTCCTCAACTTCTGATGATTCTGCCTTCACTTCATTGAAGTTTTGTTTATGATAAATTTTAGCAAGCGTACGCGTATACTTTGGAGGAAGTTCATACTTATCTTTTACTTCTTTTAGTGTCTCGCGAATAAGATCTCGTTCTGCTTCCATCCTCGTCATTGAATTTGAGATTTCAACAACTGCATCATATACACCTTTACGATCTGCAGGATTACTTAGCTTCTGCGTCAATAGACTCATTTGATGCTCCTTCAGCTTGTGAACCTTCAACTTGTTGTGAATTAGTTTTCACGAAGTCAATAATTCGTTCGCGTACTTCTCCAACAGTCTTAAGATCTGCACCTTTAAAAATGCCCTTTTCAGCAGCAAGATCAATAATTTGTACAACTACTTGTAAATCAGATAGTTTCATTTTTATACCTCATAGGTTGATGATTTTTCAAGAGCAATCCAATATTCAATTGGAAGTGTCTTGTGTTTAAAATGTGAGATTAGTTTACCAGAAATTGATACGTCATAATCTCCTGGAATAATCTTTAAATTTGACACATCAAAGTGAAATTTAAAGTTATGACCGTTATTGTTACCTTCGACTTCAGTACCATAAGAGTTTGATGTACTATTCTTGGCATCTTTAACTCTAATAACGATTCCACTACCTTGACTTTCAACAGCAATTGTTGAAACAGAAAGAAGTGATGTTGCACGAAGAAGATTCTTTAATACTTCAGATGTTAATACAAATGTTGCATCTGTTGCTGGCATCGTGATATCTTTTTGTGGATATGTTAATGATGCTTCATCTGAGAAGAAATATTTTAATGTAGATTTGCCTTCACTTAAATTAACACTTTTGCCATCTGAAGAGAAGTCAAAGGTGGGGTCTGTGAATAAACTAAGTGAAGACAAAAAATCGTTGACATCATAAATGCCGAAATCTTGTGGGATTGATTCTGTGATTGTAGCTTTAGCTACGATGTTCTTAGCTTCTGCAATCGTCTTTACTTCTGTACCACTTCTAAACATTAAATTTGGTTGAATATTTGCAAAGTTCTTAAGAACTGCAAGTGTATCGGTTGAAAGTTTCATAATAAATCCTCAAGTTGTATTGTATAATTATACCACATTATTTTATTTTTGTACACTATATTTGATATCATGTTCGTACAAAAACATCAAACAACAGAGTGCGTGTGCTAGGTGATGCATACCAGATTCGGGATCCATTTGTTCTCCCATTTTCCAAGCCCAAACATGTCGTTCAAGCGCATCGAAGTAACGTGTCTTAGATTCTGGTACATGTTTCCAATTATCTGGTTCATATTTCTCTGCACCAAATGTAAGTACTTCGGCAGTAGCTTTCATGGCTAAAGGCGGAAGTAAACCATACCGCGGCTTACCACCATCAAACTTGCGGCCGCCACTAGTGGCAGTCTGTGATGCTTTTACAATATCTTTTTTAGTAGCGGTTGTCATGATTCATCATCCTTGAACATGTGCATGGATTTCTTCCTTGACGACAGTCTCCATTACAATCACTATTAAAAAAGTTTTTAATTTTTTGCCAAATAGTTAATTTTTTGGTAGAAGAATATGATTGTAGATCCTCTACAACTTTATCCCAAACTTTACTCATAATATAGACTCCAAAATAAAAATGAAGAGAGAGGAGCAGGTGTCCAATCTCTCCTCTCTCTTCACACTGCTATTAAGCAGTTAACTCAACGAACTCGCCGTTGCGTAGCGCACGAATACCTGCTGCTACGATTGCACGTGTTGGATGACCCATACGATATGTAGTCAATCCACCAGTTTTATTTGCATAAATGCAATAACCCTGTGTGCGAAGAGCGCTAACAGTTGCTGTTGCGTTCTTAATACCAAATCGTGAACCGATTTGACCGGCCGTAAAATTCTGGCCATTTTGGAATGCCTTTAAAAGGCGTGCTTGTTTGCTTTTCATTATAAAGCTCCATTACGTAATCACACTCAATACCACACCAAAATGCCCGAAGGGAGTGTGCGAATCCTTCGGGCGGTGTTCTTTAGAACGGAGTTACATCATTATCCATTTGTTGGATCGTAACTTCCGGTTCATCATTAACTTTAGGTTGTACAGCTTTACTATCAACTTTAGTGTATAGATCAAGGAACGCTACTCGTGTATCCTCATCAAAGCGAGAGATACACAACTCAATTGCTTTTGCTCTATCAGCAAAGATACCATATGTACGAGCAATGTGTACTAGACGACGAGTAGAGATTAGATCATCTACGCCGCCATCCTTGTAGGTCTGTCTAATGATATCTGACCATGTAACCAGATTATCAGCAAACTCACCATCTAGTTTGCCATAAGCTTCCATTGCGTTAAGGATAATCTTCTTCTCAACTGCAGAAGATGGATATGGTTGATCCATAGTAGCAACGAAACGTTCAAGGAATGCTTCATCAAGGATTCGTGCACCTGTAAAACGACCGTCTTCAGATCCACGTCCTTTGGTATTTGCTGTAGCAAGGATATTAAAACCAGTCTCGGGATGAACCAATGCACCAGTCTTCTTAATATACAATGGCTTGCCTTCTAATACAGCTTGCAAACACATAAGCTTATTAGAACCACGATCAATCTCATCAATCAAGCAGATTGCACCTTGCTTCATAGCTTGTGGAATAGGACCATCACACCAAACAGTTTCACCATTAACTAAACGGAAACCACCAATAAGGTCGTCTTCATCTGTTTCTTCTGTGATATTAACACGTACATACTTGCGCTTAAGCGTTGCACATGCTTGTTCTACCATCATAGTCTTGCCATTACCTGAAAGGCCTGCGATAAAAACAGGATAGAATGCCATAGATTCAATGATCTGTTTTATATCGCGGAAAAATCCCCATGAAACATAAGATTTGTCTTTTTCTGGAACTTCAATTTTCACTTGATCAAATACCGTTTGTGAAACCTTCGTACTTTCAACTTCTGATTGTGAAGTACGAGGTTTAAGTTGTACAACTGGAGCAAGCATCGAGATTTGATATTTACCTCGACCTACTCGATTCTCTGCTTTTGTAATGAAGTTAGGATAACCTAAACCCATATCATTAGCGTGGTCTACAAGTTCTTTTACATCGAACACTGAACGACCAGGATATTTATCACCAAGAGTTTTGATGAATGCTGACTTAATTTCTTGTTTCATGGTTGGACACCTTTCAAAAGTTACATAACAAAAATTGCATCGTTATATGTATATTATACCACATTTTTTACATGTTGTACATAGCCTATTTTATCAGACCAGGCTTATGCGATGGCATCAACAAACGCGTTCAGCAAGATACGGTTAACACGTTTTGCCTTAGTCATCTTTGCAAAGGCTGTTTTAATCTTGCCTTTGCTTGCACCATCCTCTACCATCTCGCCAAATTCATCCTCTACGATGTCCATATACTTTGTACATAGACCAAAGTAGCGATCATATCCAAAGATGTTATCTTCAACCAAGCAACGATTCTTGTTTAGTTGAGTAGTGTACTTCTCGCGATATGAGTACATATGACCTGAAGGAGCTTCACTAACAGCCTTCGCTACTGCTTGATTACGATATTCGCTAATAAAGAAACCAAGTACACTTGAACCAGTAGATTGTTTCAATGAACGCAGTAGCTGCTTTGTCATGTCTGAACCAGATACAGAGTCAACATTAAAGCTCTTGCCTTCCATGCGAATGATTGCTTTCTTGCCTCTCCAACTATAGTATGATTCAGCAGTTAAACGATTATCATTACCAAGATCTGTCATGCGAATTTGGAATGAATCTGAATCACCATCTGTCAAGAACATTGCAGTCATTTTCTCAACGTTGTGTTTTAGTTTATATTTCTCAATCAGCTCATGAGCATACACAATACATGTATTCAATGGCGTACTATGCAAATGGTTCCATTCTGTGATATACGTATTATTGAACTTATTGTCCCAACATTGGGAAAGGTTCCACTGCATACGAAATGCTTCATTATATTCTCTACGAGACATACGCGAAGATATTAAAGTCAACAGATTAAACTTTTGAGCAATTACTTCACAATCACTGTATGACATAAAGTTTTGATCAGTGTCATCGTTACTCTCGCGTACTCTAGTAGTGAACGCATAGACTTCAAATGGTACATTAATCACTCTACAAAATTCAGCCAAATTTAACATTTGACGAATAGTTGCACCCATATTTTCTGACATCGATCCAGAGAAGTCAATGAATAGCATCATGCCATGATTTTTATAGTTAGCTAACTTCGTTGACTTTAAGAAGATGTCTTCACTATACTTGTATGCATGCAACTTATTTGTATTGATAACACCAGTCTTTTGAATAGAAGAACGAGAGTATTGATATGCAGCTTTACGAAGCTCAAATTCCTTAGCCATATATGCAGCTGCAGTCTCTGTGTCATGCTTAAACTTTTTAAATTCTGGCTCTAGCTTTGTATTGCTTTCTGCAATCAGTTCTTTATGCCAATCAGTTGCATCACTCAGCTTTGTTTTCCAATAGTTGTAATATTCTTTGTAGTCAATCACAACATCAGGTTGACGAACTTTATTGATTGTATAGATTGCAGTGTTCTTGAGACCAGTTTCAACTAATTCTTTTTCCTTATCACGGAAAATCTTGTCAGTCATGGCTTCTTCAAGAGCAGAGTCAGATATATCACTAGACTTTTTTTCATCTGGTGTATCTTTCACATCATCTTTTGCAAGTTCTTTCTTAACTGTATCGTCTCTGCCACCAATTCCAGTTTTACCATCATCTTGTTTAGGCTCAGAAGCTTCTTCAGGTTTCTCTGAAGCTTCTTGTTGAGGTTGTTGTTTTTCTTCCTGCTCTGATTCTTCTTGAGGATCAGGCTTTTCATAATCATTGCTATCGTCTTCCATAGACTCTAGCGGCAATGATGGCAAAGTTATCTGAGGAAACTTTGGTTTTTGATCGTCTAATAGTTTTTGATATGCATAGATTGCTTTAGCAAGTGCAATCACATCATCAAACGTTTCAGTCAAGAATGCTTTATCAAAAAATTCTTGTTCGATATTATCAAACTCAACTTCTATGTGTTGACCAAGCTTTGACTTAATATTAATCTTATCAATTACTTTTGCGGTGTTGATATCAACTTGTGATGAAACTAGACCAAAGAAGTCTTCATCACTAAGTTGTTTGTATGCTTTTTGGAATTGAAAACGTAGGCCAGGATAACGATCTTGAATTTTACGTTCAATACGTACATCTTCAAGGATGTTAAGATATGCTTTAGGTGCACCGCCAATATCATCTACAGCTTCATGCCAACCTTTAGCAGGAGTGTAAAGAGCATGACCAACTTCATGGCCTGTAAGCATATCATATACTGCTTTACCTTTATTTTTCCAAATAGGTAAAGCTAGTACACGTTTTTCTGGATCAAACCAAGCGGTTTTATATGCGCCGTGAATTACGGCAATATTTTCTCGTGCTAGTAGACGAGCTAGTGTGGATTGTTGATCAAAGTTGATCGAAATTGCATCAAGTTGGACACCTTGCATGTTATTTCCTTTGCTAATATGTATATATTATACCACAAAAATAACATGTTGTACATAGGCCCTTGCAAGTCTATGATTTGTAACGCTTTTTACTCTTTGCTTTCTTAAGAGCTAGTGCTTTTTTCAATGGGGATGCCATGTTTAAGAAGTTTGTACCTTCCATATGATCATATTCATGCTGAATGATACGAGCAGTGATGCCACCATATTCTGCTGTGATGCGTTCACCTGTTCTGGTAGTGTATTCGATCTTAATCTTTTGTGGGCGCTTGAGAGAAATAAAAACGCCTGGTTGTGATAGACAACCTTCTTCAAATAAGATTGTTTCTGGAGAATATTCAATAATCTTTGGGTCAAAGAATGTCTCTGCAAAATCACCATATACAATTGAGAAGATACGATTATCGATTCCAACCTGATTTGCAGATAGACCGATGCCGTTTAAAAATCTAGTTGCGCTTTCTAAATTCTTTGCAAATTCTTCTTTGTTATCTAAATCTTTATATTCCATTGGCTTAGTCAACAATGGATCATCATATGGAATAAGTTTATATTGTAGTTGCATTTTTAATCCTTGAGAAGTTTCTCTCTTTTACAAATTCAATCTTGTTTCTAAATTTAGAATCAAGCACGTCACCCTTATGAGAGATAACAAATACATTTGTATCTTGTACAGATCCTAAGATCTTCATAAGGTTATCAATTCCATCATTATCTAGCGATGAGTCAAACGTCTCATCAAGGATAAGAAGGTTTGTATTAGCTGAATTCTTCATCTTAGCAATCTGACGCCATGTGAACAATAAGCTAAGGTCGATGCGTTGTTTCTCGCCTTCAGAGAAACTAGCATAAGTGAACTCATCTCTGTAACGAGACTTAATTGTTTCGTTAAAGGATTCATCTAAATTAAATAAGACGAAGAAGTCTAATATTTGCAGATATTGATTAACAAGTTTGTTAATCACAGGTAAGTATTGTTTGACAATCTTCGTCTTAATACCAGTATCTTTTAACATCTCGTTAGCAATGTTGTTATAATTCTGTTGATCTATATAGTTCAACTTTAAATCTGCTAATGATTCTTTATTATTTTGTAAATCTGTTAACTCATTTATTGCAACACTAACGTCTCCATCAGTACCTTCAATCTTGAGAATTTCAGATTCTAAACTATCTATACTATTTTGAAGCGCAGTGATAGATGCATTATTTGCAACGATATCTAATTGTGCTTGTTGAAACTTTTCTATTTCCTCAAGTAACGAATTTTCTTTTTCTAAAACGACACTTAATTCTTCCTTGAGCTTCTCAACACCCTGATTAATTTCCCCGATCTTACTATCGCATCGATGCACATGCTCTTGCCTTGTTTCGGCAGATATTTCTTGAGAACAGGTTGGGCAACTAGTAGATTCCACAAAGAAAGCTCTGTTGTCTTGTAGCGTCTTAAGGGAAGATTCAAATTTAATTCCAAATCCGGCCAATTTCTGTTTCTTATTCGCAACGACTTTGAGATCCTTTTGTCGTTGAATAAGCAACTCCAACTGTGTTGAAAGCTGAGCATTTTTGGCCTGAAGATTTTGTATGCTAGTCTGTGAGTTTGAGATGGTCGTCTGCTTATCACGAATCTGGTCTTTTGCCAATGATTCGACGTCGGAAATATATTTGTTTTGTAATCTGATTTTTTCACTAATGATTTCAAGTTGTGTGTTGGCATCTGCAATTTGTTCCTTCAATCTTGCCATCTTCTCTTTAAGAAGTTGGTTCATTCGCGAGAACACTTGAATATCAAGCAATTCCTCAATGATCGTCCTACGTTGGCCAGTTGGAAGCTGCATGAAAGGAGTAAAAGAAGCAGATCCAATTACAACGACTTGATGAAACGATTTGTGGTTAAGCTTCAACACATTCTGTTCGAGGAATGCTTGATAGTCTCGCGTATTCGCTTGTTGATTTAACAGAGTTCCATTCTGATAAATCTCAAAAGTATTTGGTTTAATACCTCTAACAATTTTAAACTCTGTAGCACCAACTGAAAATTCTACCTCTACTACTGCTGCTTTATTATTGATTGAATTCAATAATTGTGGTTTAAGAATATTTCTAAATGGTTTACCAAAAAGACCGAACGACAATGCATCCAATAACGTAGATTTTCCTGCACCATTTTGTCCAATGATTAGTGTGGAATCATTCTTGTTAAGTTCAATCTCTGTAAATTGATCACCTGTACTTAAGAAGTTTTTCCAACGTACAGTCTTAAAAATAATAGCTGCCATTATACCGTTTCTAAATTCTGTGCCTCTACATATAAGCCACGAAGTAATGTCTTTAATTTTTCTTTATCTGCTTCAGTCTCAACTGCATCTACATATGAGTCTAACAGGACTTGTGTGTCATCTAGTTGAATCTCTTCGTCTTCGACATTATCACCTAAAAATTCTGCAAATGATTCTGCAATTTTAAGTTCATAAATTGGTTGTTGTTGAATTCTATCGATGAAGCGATCAAATGAAAAATAGTCTGTCTTCTTCTCTACCACAACTTTTACAAACTGACGATCTAAATGAGTTACATCATACCCATTATAATCTGTTTTTTCATCGTTGTACACTACTTTTGTGTGAAGAGTATATGGATTACGAATAGGTGTAATCTCTCGAGTTTCTGTATCTAATACATGGAAAAATTTTGGATCATCGCAATCTCCCCACGTAAATTCCATTTGAGATCCAAGATAGTGAATATTATCTTTGCTAGACTTCGTATGAAAGTGACCAGATAAAACTGTTTCAAATCTACTAAAGTCTCGTGTGTCCATTCCATGAGGATTTGGAATTCCCTTATACATCTCAAAGCCAGAAAATTCAAAGTGTCCTGCAACAACATCTGCACTACATGTATTAATGAAGTCCATTGTCGATGAATAATTTTCTGGATTGATCCACGGTACTAATGCAATATCTAGTTCGCCATACGTTACTACTGATGGTTCCATATAGATTTTTACACAATCCATATAATGTCCCATTAATTCTTTTAATGAGCACAGTTCATTTGTGTTTTTATAATATACATCATGATTACCTGGAATAATATGCATGCGAATACCATATTCACGCAACTTATCAAGAAAAATACGACGATTGTGTTCTAATGCTTTGAAGTTAACATACTTACGATGTTCATAATAATCACCTAGGTGAATAATGTAATTAATGTTATTTTCTAGTAAGTATGGAAAAAAGATGTCGTTATAAAATTTCTCTTGATACTCCATAAAAATGTCTGAGGAGTTACGAGCTCCACAGTGAGTATCATTGAGGATCGCACATTTCATTGATGATTTCCTGGATTACACTGTCTGTCATAAAAAATTCTAAAGATTTGTTTTTCTTTTCTTTTTTAGCAAATTCTTTAATCTTAGTATCTTTCTCTTTTACTCTAGCAATACGCTCTCTTAGAGAATCAATGAATGCTTGTTCTTGATGTGTATCATCACCTTGAATAGAGGCGATAAACTCTTCAATGCCACTTTGTTCGATGAATTTAAATTTAATGTCTTGTTGTTTCTTTTCTTTTTCAATTCTACGAAGAAATGCAAAGAAACATATTTGAGTAAAGTAAGAGAATGCATTTTGAGTACCTGTTCTAGTCTCTGCATTTGGATTATAGTTAGTGATTGCGCGTAGACAATTTTCTACTGCATCCATAACCATCTCTTCACGATAGGTGTATCTGATAAAGTTTACCTTATGAGATAAACCTTCCGCAATCTTGAGGAAGCAATCAGCAATATAGTTTGGTACGATTGGGATTGTTGTTTTTTCGGTTTTAGCTTTATTGACTAATACTGCGTATTCTTCTAATGCTTTACCGAACTTCTTATTGTCCACGTAATGCGGACGAGCTTTAGGTTCAGTCATGTTCATTCACTCCATTTAAATTTAGGACACATTATATTATACCACATTTTATAGTAAAAGTAAAATTATTTTACGGGGGCCTATGTACAACAGGATATTTTTATGATAAAATATATCTACCCCCCGGGGCCAGGATAATAATAATCTAAGATTTAAAATACATATTACCAGCTATACTTATTCTTCTATCATCAGATGTATAGAATGGGTAAACTCCATGATGTAACACTGCTGGGAAAAAACAAATTAAACCTTCAAATGATTTATCTACTGGAATAGATTCAAATTGCTGTAAACCCAGCGTATCTACATACCCAAATTCAAACATCGATGCTTTAGAATGTTTAGTCTTAAACATCTTAATCTCGTCATCTATATTATATGGAATAGTATGCCATATAACAAATGAATAAACTCCTCCATGTTTATGGAGTGGATTAAATTCATATTTTTTCTGCAGATTTAACCATAATCCTTGCAAATATAAACGTTGATCATCTTCTCGAGTTTGGAACCTACGCATATAGTCAAAATGTAAATTATAACGTTCTGCTAGATCATAAACAAATGGAGTAATAGCATTAACACAATCTTGTCTGTCAATTAAATTGATTTGATCATCTAAATGGCCAGCTAATTTATATGCTACGTCTTCTCCTGTGCCTGTACCTTGAATTTCTTTAATTGCATTATTGAATGGTATCATTATATCTGCTGGTACTCGTGCAGTTATATAACCAGGAGATTTAAATTCATGTGTAGAATAATCAAATTTCATATTATCACTTAGTGGTAAGTTGGTTCATCATCATCATTTGTAATAAAGTTTGGTGCTTTAACCAAATCTGGATCTTTAGCTTGAGAAGAGTCTTGAATAGGGGTTACTCTATCTTCTTCAATGTTGTGTGTCATCTTATGATAGTATAAAGCTACTGCATCATTTACTATCGATTCAATTAAAATCATTTTTCTACTTAGCATATGTTCATCAATATCAGCAAATCCCATCCAGCGTGTAAACATATTAGCTTCGCGAGCAATATCACCTAACTGATGACGTTCGCGATGTACTTTTAATGGGTTACGGATCAAGATCTCTTCTCTATCTTCTCCGACTACTTCTGTTAGGATCTCTTCGCCATTGATTAATTTAATCTGACGAATATCTCTTGAGAGGTTCATGTTAGAGGTACCTCGTGTATTTTATAATTGAACTGTTCTTTACTATATATCTGAATCCTGATACCGGCATGTACAAGAGTAAAGTTCTTCTTTGCTTTCCAATGCAGATCATCTGAGATATCATATAATACGGTATCTCTACCATCATCTGATTTACGAAGACCACGACCAATAGACTGTAGCACTTTAATCTGAGATTTAGACGGAGAAGCAAAGATAATATTATGTAAGTTCTTAATGTTGATACCAGTAGAGAACGTACCTAAAGAAGCAACAATAATTGCATTCTTTTCTTTTTCTGTAATGGAACGAATTGTCTCTCTATCTGTTACGTCTGTTTCACCTGATACATAAAAAACTTTACGATCATCAGATACTTTGTCACGTATCATTTTAAATAACGGTTTACCGTGTTTTTCTACTCTATTAAAAAGAACCAATGTATTTCCAGTCTGATCTACTGCAAGATTCTTAATAAAATTATTTCGTTTCTGATGTGCAATAATAAAATCAATCTCTTCAGCATATGATTTATCTTTCATCGCTTTGCATTCTTCATCAGAATATTTCATCACTAAACAAGCGATATCTAATTTTGCAAGTTTGTCAGAATCCATTAATGCTTTAGTAGTTGTAACTTGATAGACTGTACCAAATACGCCTTCTAAAACTAATCTATGTGTTAATGTACCATCTAAAGTACCAGTTAAACCAAATCTATATGGACAATTTGATAATTTTTCCATAATTGTAGTTAATGATTTAGCTTGGAATGTGTGTGCTTCATCTCCAACTACCATCTTAAAATCTTTAAACCATTCTTTAGGTAGTTTATAGATTGATTGCCATGTACTAATTACAATAGGAGCATGAGTATCTTTTTCTTTTCCACTATAAATCTTGTGAATCATCTGCTCATTAAATGAATCATCATTCTGAGAATAGTTTAAAAAGTCAGATGCCATCTGTTCAACTAATGATGTAGTTGGTACAATAAGCAAGAGTCTTCCATCCTTCACTATATTCATGTAGTGACGAATTAAGAGATAAATTATTAGAGATTTACCAGAAGCGGTAGGAGAAAGCAATATGCAACGCTTATTACGTAGTGCGTGTGTTACTGCTTGATATTGATATGAGTGCGGTGTAAATGGTAGACGAAGATGTTTTTCAACATACGTCTTTACATCTTCCTCATTTATTTTTGTAACTGGATCAGAGAAATTAATTTCAAGTTTGTATCCGCGCTCATCGGCAAAGCGTTTAATATAATCTAAAAGACCAACATATAAAGTATGTGTACGAAGATCATATAATCTAATCTTGCCATCCCACATTTTATTTTTAAATGCAGGCATAAACTTGTATCCAGGTACATAGAATGTAAAATAGTCTGCTAGTTCTTGTCTAACACCACCTTCGCAATCTACTCTTAAGAATACATCATTTACTTTATTGACAACAATTTTATCCATTATCAAATTTACCAAAGAAAACTAGTGATAATCTAGAATCATCCTTTGTTTTTCCAAAATAATTGTTTGCTCTATGCCATGCATGTGCATCATATATTATGCATCTATTATATACATTCTCAATAGTGGTTACTTCTTTGAATTGTGAATGTCTATTATTTTTTAATTCTTCATAATCTTTTCTATATTCTGGATGAGCTAAAAATTTCTTTTTTAATTCTCGTTCAGTATCACCAAAATATTCTAATGTTTCTGTTACGTGATGATACAAAGATGTGCCACTATTCTCAGCAGGATCTTTATTCAAGTAAATTAAACCTGCAAAATGTAAATCTGCTCCATCATCATGAATCCAACCATCATTATAATTCTCGTTTACTATTTGAAACATAGCATCAAATTTTGTAAATGCAGAATATCGCATTATAATATTACGTGGTAAACAATTATAGATTGATGCAACCAATTCACTATGTTTTTCTAATGCGAATGTGTGTAAACAATTTGTTCTAATTCCTGGCCAGCGCAATTCATCATCATAATGCCACTCAGTAATGGATAATGCATATTCTCTTACTATATCTGGGTTAGGAAAAAAATCATCAATTATTATTGTAGGTAACATAATTAAACACCAGAAGTAAATTGACGCCACTTAATCATATTACCAATTGTTTGATGGCGCCACGTTATATTAGAAACAATTTCTGATAGTGTGTCTATCACTGTTTTCCAATATTCAATCTGTGATTGAACTGCTTGAATATGTGGATCGCTTTCATAATAATAATCCATATCACTCTTAAGCGGTTGTTTTAATCCATCAAATGGGTCATATTCCCAACCCTTTTCATCCATTGTAGTTTTATCCATCTTACCGTTATACCACATAAACTTATCTTTCAAGAGCTTTTTAAATTCCATCTCTTTACGATGTTTTTGTAATTTAGCAGTTGAAAGCAATTCTACATATTTTGCATGTAATTTAGGTGTTTCACGCGAAGACTTGTCGAGCTCCATGTCATCGATCTCACAGTCTTTTTTCCAATGTTCAAGTATTTGTTCAAGTGTTAGCATGTTATAATCTCACAGTTTTTACTACTATTATACCATATTATGTCTCAATTGTAAAATAATCATATCTAAATGAAATATCTACTGTGCCATAATTTGTATCTGCATCTTGAGCATTAAAATTTACAGAGCCAATAGACATTGGAAATGCATTTTTAAATGTTACTTTAATATGTGGATTACTTTTACTGTTTATGAGAAAAACAGTCATATCATCTGTATTGTCACCAGCAACAACCCAATTAAAAATTTCAATATAGTTTTCCATATTCTCTGCTAATAACATGGTAATGTTTAATGCATCATATTCTGTTTTTGGACCTGGAACAAACGCATCAACTGTTGGTCGAGAAATGCGAGTTTCTCCATTTACCACTGTAGGTAGTGTAAAATTTTGTGCAAAGTATGCAGTATTTGGCGCGCGAGAAAAAACGAATCTAAACGCATCCGTTGTAATTAATGGATTTTTGTTTGTTGTTACTACTGGTGGAACTGCACCAACTGAATAATCTTTATTCATATAAAATCTCCAAAGGATATAAGACTATTTATAATCTCACCCAATAAAAAAGAGGGACCGAAGTCCCTCTTGAAGTCTTACTTATAATTGTTATTATGTGTAAGATTAAGCGTTGTCTAGAAGGCCAGTAACCTTGAAGATACGGAAGTAAACGTTTGTACGGTTTAAACCAACATCGCTAACTGGTGCAGAACCTGGGTTAGAGAATGGGTTAGCAATCATACCATAACGTGTTTTGAAACCGATCTTAGGTTGGAATGTACCTTGATCAACAGCACGAACCATTGTTAGTGGAACATATGGAGCATAGAATAAACCAGCGTCATATGGGTTTGTACCACGATAGCCAACAGTGATATAATCAACAGTTGCATATGGATCGATGTAAACTTTAATCTTGCCGTTTAGAACACCAGCGAATGTGTTACCTGTGTCGTCAACTTGTAAGTCTGTAGACATAGCTGGGTTATAAACTAAAAGACCAGAAGCTGCTAATGCAGAAGCAACGTCTGATGAACAAAGAATAAAGTTACCTTTACCTCTACGAGTGTCTTTAGCAATCTGGTTAGCTTCACGTTCTAATTGAACGATCAAGCCTTTGAAACGCTCAACTGACCAACGACCGTCAGCGTCTGTGTACAAGTTGAATGTACCAGCTGATGTGCAGTTAGCTGTTTGAGCACCTAACTTAGCTTTAACGTTGATTGTACGGATAACTTCACGGTTAATTTCAGCTAAGATTTCAGCAGAAAGGATGTTAGACAATTCTGTCTCAGCATCAAGACCATGAACTGCTTTCAAGTCTTGTGCCAATTCCATTGTGTATTCAGCTTTCAAAGCACGTGTCTTTGCAGTCACTGTTGCTTTTTCGATGCTGAATGCCATTTGTGCGAAGCTGTTTGTAGATGAATCACCTAATGCTTCACCTTCAGCTGTAGTCATACCACCACCAACACCGAATGGGTCAGCAACAGTATCAGCACCTGAAGTACCAGCTGTACCAGCACCACCAGCGTTAACTGTTGTGTCTGTACCTGGTAGAGAATCAGATGAACCACCATGTGAACCGTTCTTAGCTGTACCAGTAGAACCGTTGAATGAAGAAGAAGAGAATGATGTATCAGCTTCTTGATAAAGAGCTTCTGTACCATTCATTGCCTTGTAGCGTGACTTCATTGCGAAGATCAAGCCAGTTGGACCAGACATTGGCTGAACACCAGCGATGTCATAAGCGATTAGGTTAGGCATAGAACGACGAACCAAGCTGATAAGGATTGGATCGAAGTTAGAAACACCACCAGCAGAAACGCTGTTTGTTGCAGCAGTTTCAGTGATGTAACCAGATTGAGCACGCTCTTCAGCTAGTGCTTTTTCTTGGTTCTCAAGGATAACGGCTGTAACAGCACGCTTGTATGGATCCTTAATCGCAGGAAGATCTGCGTGATCTAGGACTTCTGCCCATTTAGATTGGGCTTGTTCTGATAAAAACATTTTATGTTTTCCTTTTTTATTTTTTAGTAGTACGGGAGATGGCTGCCATATAAGCTGCCATACGTGGAGAAGTTGTCTGTTGTTCAGTTTGTTGACCGTCGTCAGCTTCTTCAGTTACTGTTGATGATGTTGATGATACAGTTGTTTTAGTGAAGTGTGCTTCTTTAATGATAGAAACTTTCTTAGCGAAACCTTCTTGATCATCAAAATCAATACCTTCAACTAATGACTTTAGCTTCTCAGCTTCAGTTGCAATCATACCTTCAGTTGCTTCTGCAACAATTTTTGCACGAGTTAGTTGTTCAACTGACTCAGCAAGCTTAACTGATTTCTCAGTAGCTACTTGCAATTGCTCTTCAAGTTCTTCAACTTGTGCAGATAAACCATCAACTAAATCTGCTTTGCCTTCTGGAACTTCAACATAGTGCTCAGTGAACACTTGTTTTAGTGAATCAATGAAAGATTCAGCGATCTCAGCACGTAGGCCAGATTCAACTGCAACTTCATTTTCTTCCATCCATTGTTCAACAACATAGTTTAAATAGCCGTCGATCTTTTCAACTAGATCTGTACGGATACCTTCAACTTGCTCATCAAGTTTAGATTGATACTGTTCTTCAAGTTTTTCCTTCTCTACTGCAACGCGAGAAGTTAGAGCTGCTTCAAATAGAATCGCAGATTTCTCTTTAAATTCTTCTGAAAGGTTTGCATCAGCAGCAACTAAAGCAGCTAAGTCTTCAGTTACATCGATAGCAACAGCTGGATCTTTCTCTTCTTCAACTTTTTCTTCATTGAAAAGGTTGTCGTAGATTGCTTGAAGATCTTCTTTTTTCAAGCTAGATAATTTTTCAACTGTAGATGCGATGATACCCGCTTTAGTCTTTGGTGCTTCAGCTGTCTTTGTTGCTCCTAAATCGGCAAGAGTTTTCTTCTTGTCGTCTTGGAAGTCAGCGCCTTGACCGAAGTCTGCAGATTTAGCATCACCCTTAGGTGCAATGCTAGCAGCTGCGTCGCCTTCAGCCAAAGTTTCCTCAGAAACTTCAACGGATGTTACATCACTAAGCTGTTCGTCTAGTTGATCTTTTTTAAGATCTTTTTGTGACATTCAAATCACTCCTTAGTGTTAAAGTTTAGAGAGGAAATGTTGGAAAACACGTGATTGTGCTTCAGCAAGCTGAGCTTTTGGTGTTCTCTTAATTTCAGTCTCAATCTTTTCAATTTCTTGCGGCTTGAAAATACCATTCTCACAAATCCATTCTACACCTTCCATGATTCCGTTAACGAAAGCAGCAGGTGCTGAAGGATCTTGAACGATATCTACGGTTGCTAAATGGAAGTCATCCTTCACATAGTTAACACCGTTTTTCTCCACAAGACTACCCATACCACGAGATGATACTCCTAATTTTACACCGCCTTCAAGTAAACCTTTTACGATTTGACCCATAGGTGTGTTTAGGATTTTTGCCTTACCAACCACATTAGCACCTTCAAAACGAAGGTCTGTGATTAAGTGAGAAACTTTGTCCAAGTTAATCGTTGGACCGTCTGGATGATTTAATTCACCAACAGCTCGACCAGTTTTAACTTGACTTTCAATATATTTTTCAACAGCAGGTTGAAGAACTCTAGATTCATATACACGCTTATTACGATTAGGCATATCAGCCATCATAAAGACACCTTCAATAAAGTAGTCTTTAGAGCCATTCTGTTTGGCTTCAGTAATAACTTGAATATCAGAATCAAGTGTTTCTGTAATCAGTTTCATTTATTTGTTCCTATATCTTTTGCTGTCTCTGCAGCAATCTTCAATGCAGCTGCTCTTG